ACTGTTAGTAAGAGCGTTGTCAGTACCAGTGACACCATTAGCGCCAAAAGTAGCAAGGCCAGTATCTGGAGCAACTGGAAGTACAGTAGCAGAAGAACCAACAGCTAACTCACGGAAAAGACCAGCAACACGCTGCTCTAAACGTACAGCTTCAGTGAAAGAAGTCTCAACGCTTTGGTCGATACCATCAGCAGTATAAGTAATATCTACACCAGCTTTTTCGGCGATACCACGAGCGAAGTCAGTGCCATAGCCTTTACCAGTGATAGCACCAAGTACTTTAGCCTGCAAGAAGTCGTTGCCCCAAGCAGAAGTATCGCCTTTCTGACGGCCAGAGAAGTCACGCTTGCTGTTACGCATAGCTTCCAACTCAGCAGTTTTCTCAGCAACCTGTGCTTCAAACTTCTTAGTGACTTCCTGAAGCTCACCTTCTTTAGCTTCGTTAAAAGCTTTTTCCATATCGGCTTGTAAAGCTTCTACGCCAGTTTGAATACCGCTTTCGATGGTTGATTTAATTTGTACGCCTTCAGCTGCTTTAGCGGCTTCGGCTTCTTGAGCTGCTTTAGCTACTGCTTCGTCAGCTGCTTTTTGCTCGGCTTGCTTCATAGCAATCTTAGCAGCTGTATCTTCAGCTACCTTCTTTGCAAAAGCTTCCAAGTCGATGTTTTGATTGTCCATTTTGATCTCCTGATCTGCGGAATTAGTTTCCGCGCTTTTCGGTGTGTGGTCACTAGCTATATTTGAAGAGATATCTTCGTCCTTAGCCAGAGACTGACCGGCTAGATCTACACGATTAGTGAAAGTTTTTTTGAATTCTTCGTACTCATTAGTTGAGTCGAAAGACTTCGCGAGCGAAAAAGTAGCTGACTGATTGCATGGTACGGAAACAACCGATACCTCAAACAACTCAGCGTCCTTAATCATTAGTCCATCGGTTTCCTTGATGTAATCTGCGTCCTTGACTTTGAAACCGACGGAAAAGGCTCCAAGGACACCGTCCTTAACGAGTTCAGCAACATTGCCAGGGGCATTTTTGCTGATCTTACATTCGAGTTCTAAACCATTAGGTCCTGCTTTCATACCTGTGGCTCGACCAATTGGTCGATCATAGTCATGATTAAACAGAATAATTGGGTTTTTCTCAAAATTTTGTAAACCACCTTTTGTCCAAGCCTCTGCTGAGATTGTATCGCCTGCACGATCAAAGTCTGCTGTACTAGCCATTCCTCGAATCATTACAGACCCATCGTCAGCTTCTGCAGCTTTAAAGGTAGAAGTTAGATTAAAAATCTTATTCATATTATTTCTCTACTTTAACTTTAGCAGGCTTAGCAACTTTAGGCTTAGCAGGTGCTATTGGCTTTTTTACAGCTGGCTTCTTTACAACTGGCTTTGGCTTAACTGGCTCAGGCTTGATGCCATTAGCTAGATTCCAAAGTCCTGGTTCCAGTACTTTAAAATACTGTAGGAAGTGTTCCCACCCCTTAAAATTACTCATTATATATTTAGGGCTCATACCCTTAGGTCGTTTGCCATCTGATTTATATTCGTAGAAAGTAGAAACTTTACCTTGCTCTGCAAAGTACATTCCTACCTCTCTTACAATTCGGTTTTTCTTTCTAGTGTTAGTCACTGCCATCTTCTGTGTCCTCTTGTGGTCTTCCACCCTCGTCGGGGTTGGCTGCGGAACCTGCTATGTTTGCAGGAACTCTAATATCTTGTGTATTGTCAATTTCTTGAAAGCCTAGACGCTCTCTGGCTTCTGCTGCAGTAATAATACCTCCATTTACTAAAGAAGTATAGTAGGCTGACTGATCTCGTAGCTCTGGTTGAAGAGCAGGTATCTCTGTAACATCTTCCTTAATCTCGAAACCAAAAAATCTCTCTAGTGCATAATTCATCTTTCGATGTATAGGAAGTATGCTCTCCAAATAGTACAAACGTAAATTTGGGCGAATGTTAGCATTATTACCAGAGTCTAAAAGGATTGGAGGGATTCCGAGAGCTTTCAAAATAATCTTCTCGTTTTCTAAGATTGCGTTTTGAAAGTCTAAATCCTTAAAATTTGTATCAGAGATGGAGTCTACTTCTAAGCCACCATCAAGAATAAGAGGTCTACGTCCGCCACTGTCTGGACGGTAACGAGCCTGCCAAGAGGCCATCATACGCTCTTTAATGCGATCTGAAAGAGTATTAGGTGACTTGAGTACTAAGCCAGGAACAGCACCGTTATTAAAAAAGTTATCTTGGAACGTACGCATAGCACGAATAATCTTCATTGTACGCACAGCAGGCTTCAAACGAGAAACGCCACGGTAGGTGCTGTAGAAGGAGTTTTCTTTGATGTGGATGATCTCATCTGGAGAGTAGTCTACATCGTTATACGTATACTTCTCAATATAAGTCTTTGTGTCACTATGAATAGTAACGTTATCGGCAGGTATATGATATAGATGTGCGCCATCAAAGTATATAAAGATATTACCGTCTAAAAGATAGTCTGTAACTAGGTTACGTTTAAACGTATTTATATCTTGAAAAGGGTTAGGCTCTTTGTTAAGTAAGAGATCAACTTTAGATTTTTTAAGACCTTTTACGATATTTTGTCCTTTGGTAGCGTCGCCTATACGTACGGGAATCTCAGCAACATCATCAACGATCATATTCACACCACGATTAACAATCTCTAGTTCTTCGTAGAACCTTTCATAGCTAGTGTGGTCTTCTCTGCTTGAGTTAATTTCCTGGACGTACTGCTGAATAGGGTTGAGCTTCTCAACCGTCTCCACTACTGTCTTTTCAAAAGGGTTATACCAAGCCATGTTTTTCTCTTTGAATCTCTACCCAGCGCATTTGTTTCTTTGCAGTCCCTAGCGCGGGGTCTTTGCCGTATATTTTGTGAAGGCCTAAGTGGTGTGTATGACACAGTGTTACTGTGTGGTCATATAGCTCAGCATGATGCTCTTCTATAAAGTCGTCCCTAAGTGCCATTATGTACTCAGGATTATGCCTATTCTTAGTAAGCCACTGATTCAACAATGGAGTCAGGCTATAAAAATGGTGAAAATCAAGTTGTTCTGCTTCGCCACAAATACGACACTCTGTCGCTTTTTCGTACTTGGACTTTGCTTTGTCCCTTACATACTTTACTACATCGCGTTTTAGCTTAGGCATTTTGGTTCCGGTTCTTGATTTTTTCAATAGAAGAATTATATCTACTTTAAGGTCACTTGTCAATAACTATTTTTCACTAGGTATCGCTAGAAGGATTGATTCGCAGTAACAAATGAGTAGAGCGCATATCGAAGTGCATCCGCCATATGCGATGCCATATTATGCTTTGGCTTTTCGCGTACTAGGTTAGGATTTGGATCCCACTGATAGGCATCTACACAGGCGAGCGATTCCTTCGCAGCTTGATCAACAAAGAGGGCGTCGTTGTCGATAATGGCTGCAACATGGCCAATTCCGTCGATGATAGATTTCTTCGCGTTAATAGTTGATATTCCATAGTTCTGCGCGAAATCGAACCTTGTTTGCTGAGCAGCTGAGTCAATATAAATATAATCAATATCCCAACGATCAATGAGTTTTTGGATCTGTTCTGCATGCTGGTCTGTGGTTCTCTCGTTATTAAAGTACTCGTCTAGTAAATAGAACTTCTCTGCGTCCCAATCGTAAGCAATTACACACATTGCGGTTGGGTCTCTAAAACCGACATCGAGGCCGGCAAACACATCCATTCTTCTAGTATCAAAACTAGCAAGGTCTTGCACCTGAGTCTCGAAATTAAAGTTCCAGATTTGACCTTCATAAGTATTAAAGTCGGCCTCGTACTCCTGCTTAAACTCTGCCTCTGACATAGACTTTCGTGCTTCTGAAATATCGCTCTCAGACATACGCGGATTATCTTTATAAGTTGCACGAATACTGCACCACTCTGGAAACTCATCTGAAAAGCCTCGCATGAAGAACTCAGAGAACCAGTTATTGCGTCCCCGTGGGGTAGAGATAAAAATTGCTTTTGAATTTGGTTTATCTAGGGTAGGTCGGAGTGCTACGTTGAAAGCGTCTCTGCCATCTGCAAGTGCGGCTTCGTCAAAGATAATAAGATCATAAGAACGACCTACACAAGAGTCAACCTGGTTTACAGAACCCATTCGTACTGTAGAGCCGTTGGATATTTCAATCACTTTATCTTTAGCGTTATCTTTTGTAACCTCTAGATCAAAGTGCTTAATCAAGTTCCTTTGTAGATCAAAAGAAATCTGAGACAAGGAGTAGTTAGGAGACATGATTAAGATTGTAGAGCCGGGCACTAGAGATACAAGCTGTCCAATAATGTTCGCAATGT